TTACAGATTCAGAAAAATCAGTTAGACCAACAGTGGAAAGATTTTCTCCATAGATTATTTTACCCCCCCGCCGCTAAGACTTACAGCTCTGCGGGGCACAAACAAACTACACAACAAACTTGCCAATTCTTTAAGCATGAAAGAAACCTCTCTGTTTGATGGAACTACGATCGCTGACTGCCTGCTCTAATTCATAAGCCAAAGCTGTGGGAAATTCCGGGTAATCGACAAATGGGAATCCTTGTTTCTCTGGAAGATCCTTGAGTTCTTGCCGGTAATCTAACAATGCTTTTCTGTCCTCCTCTGTCAATTGAGATCGCTTAGTTCTTGCGGCAGATTGAACTGTTATATCCGGGAGCTGAACGTATCGATCAGTGTCTGAGATTCGAGCATTGCGCTCCCCTCTGACCTCCTGCTCATACTGCTGTTTCACGAAGTCATCATCCAGTTCCGGAAGCTCAGTTGAAAGATAATAGTCCCCATCGGCACTCTGGAAATATCCCTTAGGACTGGGTTCTAATTTCCAATATTTGATAATGGTCCCGTCTTCTCGTTTAAATTTTTCTGACAAGGTGTAATGGCTTTGAGCAAAAGCTTCATCCTTAGCATCGATGAATGCATGTTGTCCGGGAGAATTGGACGAAACTGCAATCCTCCCATCAGAGTCTTTTAGTGAATATTTAGACAAAGGTCGATTCATTGCCCTTGAAAGCATCTCTTGCTTGACTTCTTCAAGTGTCTTCATACTTTTTCCTTAATTAAGGATTCTCTGTTCCAGTGTCTTGTCCTGTCTGGGCATTCTTTATGTCATCGATTTCTTGCTGAGTGCCACCGTTCTCGAGGATCAATTCTTCAAGAATCGGGCATAAGTAATCATCAGTCCTATCGTTAAAACTATCGTCAGCCCAACTGTCGACTCCTGCACTGAAACCGATATTGCTTCTCGCCGTATTTTGTTGAGTAGCTGACAAGGTTTGAGGAGCTTCGTAAGAAACAGAAGGCGTTAAGTCTGTGTAGTCTGCCGATAAAAGCGCGGTACCTGCTGTGGCGTTTACGGAAGTTATCCGAAACATTCGGCCATCTGTGCCAACTACCGTGTCTCCAGCTTTTATATTTCCTTGAGGTTTTAAATCAGCAATCTGGATAGTTCCGGAAGCCGTTAAAACCTGATCAATTACTCGAACTGCATAGGCATTGGAAGCCGCCTCAACAGCTTTGGACTCTGCCGTTTGTGCCGCTGTCTGAGCTGTTTGAGCTGCCACCTGTGCAGTTTCTGCATTTCCTTGAGCTGTCTCTGCTGCTTGTTGGGCCGTCTGTGCTGTTTGGACTGCTTGGGCCGCGTTGTTTTGCGCTGTTTGGGCACTGGCAGCAGAACTTTGAGCCGCAGTTTGTGCGGCCGCAGCTGACGCTTGGGCTGTATTAGAAGTATTTACTGCAATCGTGGATGCATCAATCGCGGATTTCGACTGTGCGATTGATGTTTGTATGTCTGCGTCCCAATCATCGACCGTTTGTTTCAGGGTCTCAACTTTTTCGTTTGCAGCATTGGCCTGAGCTAAGGCGTTGGAAGAAGTTGAATTGGCGGTTTGAGCTGTTTGACGGGATTCCTTTGCGATCGAAAGGGCCTCCGAAGAGTTGTCGGAAGCTTGATCGGCATAAGCTCCAATATCGTTGATTGCATCTTCTGTCTGCTTCAGAACATCTGGACCGCTAATCACGCCCGTTCCTGTGGGCGTGTAATGGAATTGAAATTTAGTTTTTGCCATATTCAATTACTCCGGCAATCGCAGAAAATAGGCCAGGGTGTAAAAAGGCGGCTCATTGGTTACACCTGAGATGCTTACATTTGCAGATAGTGGATGCGTGTGAGTTTGTCCGCTTCCCGTATTCCCTACCGATACAGTGTGAGCATGGTTCCCGTTCGTTGAGGTAGTTCCACTCCAAGCATTTGCGGCATTAAACCCAACTCTGCGAAGAACATCATCTTTGAAAGAACCTCCTGCGTCCTTCCAGTTGCCATAACTTTCTACGTAAAAGGCTCCTCCGCCATCAAGACCGCCTTGGCAATCCCATCCGCCGAAGGTGCCAGTTATGTTCATACTTCCTCTTGAGTGAGTATGATCACCTGCACCTCCGGTACTTGCTCCATGAGAATGTGCAGGTAACTGTGCGACAGTAAGTGCCGTTCCTCCGATGGTTCCATTCACAGACAGACTTGGAATTTCAATCGTTGCCGCCCCTCCTGTAGTACCGGCATTCTTAGGCAGGGATCCCTTAACAAACTTTCCTACTAAGTTTGGTACCGTTCCTCCACTGCCGTCCGAGCCTCCGTCACATAAAACCCAGCCAACATCAGCTTGTGTAGATCCCCAAAAGATAGGATTCCTGTTAGCTGACCCTCCAAGAGTTACGTTGTAAAAAGGAACAACGGCGCCGGCCGGCACAGTGATGTCAATATTTTTCCAAACTGCTCTGTTCGTTCCGGGAGCTACTGCCGTTGAATGAGGGCCGTTTGGCTGCAGACATCGGTACTTTGTTCCGTTCTGCATGACCTCATTGCCAACCTCGTAATCCAGTAGGGCAGAGTAGTTCATGATTCCACCTTGCTGGAACCACACTGCAAATTGAGATAAAAGGAACAAGACACCGTTGAAGTCTGCTTTGTGCGGCGGAATACCGCCCTGTTCAATCGGAACAGCATTGACCTGACCCCAGCCCTCCTGTACAGACAATCGCCCGGTTCCCGCTTCGGTTGGAGTTAAGGGAGGAATCGTGTATTCCCCGTTAGCTGCCACAACTCCGGGAATTTGAAATTTAGGATAGTTGCTCATATATCAATAACCTTTGAAGGATTGAATACGCCCTGATTGAAGGGAAGAAGTTTTGATCCGTAGAAACCAAAGACCAATGTGTTTGGCACAACGGCTTCGACATTTGCCAGAACGCCCGCAGGCCTATTCAACAGTCCGTAGTTTTTGAGAATCGCGATTTGAACTGAATTCGGCTCCCCCACAATTCGGATGTTGATGGTCATGTCCTGATAATCGTTTACGAATGCTGGAAGTCCAATAAGACGGGTCAGCAAAGAATTGATGGTTTCAGCCGTTGAGTTCGAAACATTCACAACAGCCCGATAAAAAATCAAGAATCTGAAAAACTCATCATCCAGTCGTGTGTCCTGCCCATCAATTACAAGGTTTCGATTCACGCCTACACGTTTGCCCCACCAATCCAGCCAAACCCCAGAAGCTGTCCCAGGGTTCAAGATGAAATTAAAAAACGCGTCCAGTTGAGGGGACGCGTCTAATTCGGCATTGAAAAGTAACCCTAATTGTCGGTATCGCTCGGAGTGCGAATACTGCGACTGGAGCGCAATAGAAATCAACGATCGGACATTTGAGAGTTTTCTGAAATCCTCGACACTCAGAATGTTCCGCCAAGTTGCAGAATCAGCCATCGTTAGCCTCCTGTCTGGAATACCAGAGAGACATCGGACTCCTGAATCGTAGGCTCCACATTCGCAGGAATTTGGACACTGGATCCGAAAGCACCTGTCCCTAAAGCTACTTGGATGGATGCAACCGGAACCGCTGTCGCTGACTGAATTGCGGCATAGAACCGAGAAGCGTAGACAGTCGACGCCAATGAAACGCGATCATTTGAACCTTGTCCAAGAACGTCATTGATTACAGCCTGAATGACGTTGTTTTTCTCAGTCGGATTCATTGAAGTAGCAAAGAATTCGATCTTAACCTTCAAGGCTTGATTCTGAGGTCTGACAATGTTGTACACGTAGGTAGCGTTGTAGAACCTGGAGTCCGTGTAGGAAACCTGATAGGTTCCGGTAGTCCCACAGCCTGCATCTTTACGCTGGTAGATCGTTTGAGCGATCTGCTCATCCTCTCCGCCAACGATAGCGACGAGAATGGAATGCGGATTGATGCTCACGCCGAACTGCGTGATGGCAGCATTCGTGGGATTCTCTAAAACTCTAACATCGAGAACGCCTTCGAGCGCAGCTAGGTTTGCCTCAATCGCTTCGACATACCCGGTGGCGTTGACAGCATAACTTTCTACCATTCGATTTCTAAGTTCTGCGTCCGTCTCTTCATCTCGACCGACTACGCCGGCGGCAGGATTGGTGATAGTGTCCCATCCAGCAATCGTTGTGACGATTCTGTTCACTGCTCCCGCTGCTACTTCAAGCGGGCCGTGCTCAATCGCAGTAAAGGCGGATGTGACACTTCCGGTATCTCCGATTCGCGCACCTGCTGCGGCCGAATGTCTGTACTGATTTCCGAGGGAATCTTGTGCGATCGCGCCATAGGGGATCACTGTTCCCTTTAAGCCTGTGAGCACGCAGTTGACCACTGTAGGCTCGGAGATCTTGCGGTCTAAACCGTAAAGAGCTGCCAGTGCATCCAAAAACTTTCCTGTTGCGAGATCCGGATTAACCATGTTCGACAGGAAAAGAATCTCAGAGTTTTTGGCCTCGATTTCGGCCACAATCAGATCAAGGACCTGTCCCATTGGCGAACTGGGCTCGATGTTCAAAAGCGGATCCGTTGGCGATGTTTGAAACGCCTGCTGGATCCGGGAGCCGAGCTCAGAACGAATCTCTTGCGTGCTCGGCAGTTCAACGCCGACCAGCGGATTAAAAATGATTTGAGCCATAATTTTTTAGAACACAAAAGAAACTGTTTCGTCCTGCTCTGTCGTGATCGTGATTTCTCCGTGCAGAGTTCTGGTTTCCTCATCGAACTCAGTAATGTCAACAGAATCAACGGACTTCACACCATCAACCCTATTTCCAGCCTCATGAATCAATTGAGCAAGGACGGAGGAATCCAGCTTTTTCGCGAGCTGGGCTTCCTTCCATGCAATGCCGTTGGCCTGCTGGAAATAGGCGTCGTTGGTCCACAAACGAATCTCGTTGGCCAAGTTCTGAGCTATAGCCAAAGCTCCGGACGTAAGAAGGATATTTCCTTCCTTTGTCAGCTGAAGATCCCATGACTGAGGATTCAGAAGAGCTGTTTTTGCTGTATGCGGCATGGTCTAACTTCCTCGTTTACTGCGGGGCGCCGGTACTTGAATTCCCGCTTTCCACGCCAGAATGAACGTGCTCAGTCAAGCTGATACCCTTCGCTTTAACATCGCCACTGAATGTTGCGTCAGCACCGCCAGAACCACCGCCGGAAATCGGTCCGTTCAAATTGATCTGAGCAGAGTTGACTGTGAAACTGGTGCTCGCATTGACCTCACACTCCGGAGCCTCCATCGTGATCTTTGTCGGAGCTTTAATCTGGATAGTCCCTTCATCTTCCAAGTGAATAACGACTTCCGGAGCCTTGCCCCAGAATCCACCAATGTAGAAAGAATCAGAAGGATCAAACTCTCTGAATGTCGCCGGAACCTTGGACGTGTTGTCTCCGTTCACATTTGAAATATCGTGTTTGGCAACAACAGCTAAGCCAACATCGCCAACTTTTGGATCACAGACGATAGCGGCCGTACCATGCTGCAGTCGAAAGTACGGCAATTTAGGAATCGTCGTCACTTCAATCCCTTGAGCCTGTACATTCATAGGCTTTAGCAAGGGCTTGGCCGTAACGTAACCGGCGCCGGCTTCTGTGCCTTTTCTCTCGACTGCCGTTACCGTGACCGGAAATGCCGTATAGACCGTCTTAGAAAGGATCGACTTTACAAAAAACTCTAGGGCATTTATGGGATTAGAGCCTGCAAAATCATCATAGTTTGCACTGAACTCTTGATTACTCATCGGTCTCACCACCTAGGATAGATTGCTGTAATGCTCGTTTTCCACGCCTGAGCACCGGGATCGTTTGCACTGAGCTCATGTCGAAGCCCCGTGATCTTCCAAGTTCCGGATGCTCTTGGGACTATCGTCTCTAATTTGAAATTTGCTCCGATCCGCAGATCCGGCCTAAAAAACGTCGTAACGTTGATACCGTTGTTGGAGAATGTCGGATACCCGATCATCCCATTCATCGCGTTAATCAAGGGAATAGATCCCTGAGTCTTCCGGATTCCGTGTTTTTCAACGAGCACCACCTTGTCATCGTCAAAAATCAGGTTGGCCCCCACTGCTCCGGCAATTCGTCTCATTTTCGTAACCGGATCGCCTTCAATGATGCAGTCCTTGATTGAAGCAGTGATGTCGTTATTCTCAAGGGTGTATCCGATCTCCTTTGAGATCTGGTCAATTAAGCCTGCAACCGTTTGGTTCCCGTTAACAGAAATTGGCGGCTGAGGTATCAGCGCAGGGAAAAGCCCGCAATTAGCTTCGATCTTAAAAGTCGGAGAAGGAGCGGCATTGAAATCCGCCCAGGCGTTAATTATTTCGCCCTTGAAGATAACCGACAGAGTTTTTCCCTTCTCTCCGGCAGAAACATTGATTTTGTTTCTCTTCAACGAAAATGACTTAAAACCTAAATGTGTCAACCGCTCCATCGTGGTTAAAGACAATCCTTTAAGTTCTATCTGAGCCTTAGGAAATGCAGGGCATCCGGACTTGTCGACCGTACACTTAACGGCAAATTCCTGAAACGTAACCGCCTCTTGACCGTCCAGCGTGATAGTTACAGCTACCTCTTTTTGCGTGTACGTTGTGTTTTTATCAATTTCCGGCAGTAGTGACGGCATTTCCTGCCTCCTCGTAAATCAATATCCATCGAGAATTGAGCCCCTCGTATTGAGGGTCCGAGTTCCCTAAGGTATCGACAAAAAACAAACGCCCCGAAAATAGAGGCGTCGGATAACAATTGATGTCGGTGCCTACACAGCATCGGCGCCCAGCGAATATCTGGACACCCTCAACCATCAGGTCACAAAAGAGGTATTCGGCAACTTGTCGTAACCGGATAACGCAGTTTTGACCGCCAAGAACACATGAGAACTCTTGGAACGGAAGAGCACTTATAACGATTTGGTTCATTTGCTAAATAAGTTGGTAATACTCTTTAAGACCCCTGGTTTCACTTGGGCTTGCCCGGTATTCACCTTATTGGCCGAAGTTGCACGCTTGGGCGAGTACGAGGTTTTTTGCTGGCTTAGGTTTACAGAGACAATTTCAACGAACGAGGCGTGGACATTGAGCATTGAGGCGCCCGTCGTTTGAGTTCGGGAAAAATCATAGTGATCGAGCGCCATATTTCGCCAAATTTTGGCCGGACTAAATATCGTGCAGGTATCGGTGCTGTTCAATCGCCTATCAAGCATGGCAAGGGCCAAAACCTGAATTGCGTAATTGCCGTTAAATAAAAACTCTACATTAACCCGCTCAGGTTCTCGAACAATATTGAATGCAGCCAGCTGGCCGTTTTCAATGGGCTCTGTCGGAACCCTTGAAGATTTATCTGCATCAACCGCTCCAATAGAGGTGTACGGAACGAACGGCAGAAGGTTGTTACCGACTACCGCCCACCCCATGGACATTACAGAATTGATACTTGCCATTTAACCACCACCTTGACGATATCCACTGGCCGCATTCTGCAGCATATCCTCATAATCTCCCTGACCCTCCATTACCGCACGGTAGGCGGCGTCGTGTACGGCCTTAGGATCGGCGTTGCCCTGGATGGTAATGCTGACATCCGTTTTCATCGGCGCGTTGATAACCGAAGAAGAAGCCCTAGGAACAATCGAAGCAGCGGCGCCGGCCTGAGCTCCCGGAGGTGCTTTTATCGGTGCCTTCTTATCGTCACCAAAACCGAACCATCCGCCCACAACATTTGCAGACTTGGAAACCCAGTCCGGCATTTCCCAATCTGTGAATATTTTGAATTTTTCTTCAAACCAATTAAAAATCCCATCCCAGACGGCTTTAATTTCGTTTCCTGCCTTTACGAAATTTTCTTTCATCTTTGGAACGGTATTTATCAGGTTCGCAATGTTCTTCGCTAAATCCCCGATAAATCCCACGACCGCCGTTATGGCTGCCACAACCGCGTCCCCGAAGGCCTTCAGGAACATGTCCTTAAGCGGCGTAAGTTTGTCTAAAAGGTCAGAGATCGACTGCCAGGCATCCTGAAACGACTTGCGGATTCCTTTGATCTGATCATCTGTATAGCCTACAGATTTCAGGAAATCCTCAAATACACTCGGTCCGCCTTTGGTGAAGACAATTAAGTCATCGATAGCTCCGGCAAGCAGGAGAACTCCGGCTATAAGAAGACCGATCGGACTGGCTAGAAGACCGAGCAGCTTGCCCGCCATCATGAGGGCAGATTTAGGCCCAAACGCCAATGCCGCTGCTGTAGCAATACTGGTTAACGCAATTTTGATAAATTGGCTATGCTCTCCAATAAACAAAGAGGCGTCGCCGAAAACCTTGACGGCCTTCTCAATGTACGGAAGGAAAAATTTCGCAATTTCATTACCGATACTTTGAATCGCCATTCCGGTCACTTGCCACGAAATTTTGAAGCGTCTGGCATTCTCTGCATCTTTAGGCGTTAAGGCGAGTTTCCGATATGTCTCAACCAGCTCTCCCATCTGCTTATTGTTTTGCAGAAAAACAGCCGCGCTTTCACGTGTCAGCCCGAGATATTTCAGAGCATAGTTCGCCTGAGCACCAGTCATGCCGTTGAGCTGTTTTCCCATACGAAGGAAAACCTCTCCGCTTGCTCCTGTGCGCTCAGTAAACGCTTGCATGGCCTGAGTGAACGCCTCGGCGCTTCCACCTGCTGCTACGTTCGCTTTTCTCCATGCATCAATCTCGGACACATTCATCCGGACTTTTTTAGAAATGTCGTCGAGCTTGGAGCCTTCATCTATGTAATTGCCAAACATGAATTTGGCACCAAACATCGCGGCCAGCGGAGCGGCATAACTCTTAATGGCAGAAAAGACCTGTTTCGCCATTGAATCAAGCTGAGAAAGAGATTTCGAGGCATCCTTTGAGGCCTTAGAAACATCCTTCCCTGCTTTCTTACCGCTAGTTCCGACGTTCTCTAAGTCTTTAGAGGTTTTCTTAGCATTTTGTCCAGCCTCATTTATAGAGGAAGAAACCTCTTTGATACCGTCCGAGCCCTCTCCCAGTGCGTCAAGTTTTTCGCCTGCTTCCTGAGCAAATCCGAGCAACTGATTCAGTTTCTCGGACATCAGCTCGAAAAATTTAACTACATCGTTCGAGTTGACGGATACATCAATAACTAAAGAGTCGGTCTTTTGAGCCATGTTATTAAGCGCTCTTTTGCGCTACCCACGAGTTGTAGTTCTTAATCAAAAGTGCCTCGTCTAATGCGTAGGCATCTTCCAGCGTTAGTTGTGTCTGAAGCTCGACCAAGGACGCCATGCCGCCGTTGATTAAACGAGAGATCAGAGGCGATAGCTGAGTAGTTACAGCTACGCCTCTAACCCGGGCACAGTCTGCTAAGAATTCTGCACGGCGGGGGAGAACTGGCGTATCAAGTCGGGAAAAAAACCGAAGTTCGCCTTGAAGCTTTCGATTCTGAGTTTGAGGATGGTCAACGGGCTAGAGATATAACCATCTGCATCATCGAAGGAGAATTTGATCTCACTCTTACCGTCCACCTTGTAGACCTCGGAAAGCAGTTCATCTAAAAGGGCCTTGGCTTCTACATGAGGAACACTGACAAGCGCTTTGATCACGTCTCTGTATCCCATTTCGCTCTCAATATCGAGGTTTTTGCCAGTCATCAAGGCAATCCGAATCATCAGATCTTCAGCTTTAGTTGCCGGATACGGATAAATCTTGAAGGTCAGCTGATTACCGCCGTCTTCCAATTTGATAACTTTCGGTTCCTTCATTTAGATGCGCTCCATGGATTCGAAGTGGAATACCCAGGTTGTCGGCGCCAGGACTTTATTCAGGGCCGGCATCGGGTTTGCTGTCTGCAATACACCGTTGGAGAACTGGTAGGTCTTGCCAATTGATGGAATCTTGATTGTCAGGTTGCAGACATAGAGCTGTTTGTTGGACCTCATTGCTTCGTAGAGCGTAGTGAATGCAGTCGCAGTCGGAGAATTGGCCTCCAGCGTGATCGTTACGGGATAAATATTCGGAGTAACACCCGCTGCCATAAAGCCGTCTACGCCCATACGAGTTTCGGCAACCTGTTGAGAATCGGCGGCGATAGCGGCGTCCGTGGAAAACCTTTCCAGCTTCAAACCATTCGGATAAAGCTCTTCAATCGTCATCACTGCTGACGCATTGGCTGATGTGATGTCAAAGATGGGTTTAGGCATTTTCATTTTTCCTCAAAAAGAAAACCCGCCGTTTGATGGCGGGCCTCACAATTTCAATTTGGTTTCTTTTTCCGGACTACTCTTTTTGAATTTTCAGACTGAGTAATCCATCTGCAATTTTCAGGCTCATAGTTCCCATTGGAATCTATTCGGTCTATCGTTAGGTCTTCTCGGTATCCGTGGCTCATGGCCCAGTCCTTAAAGCTCAAAAAGTCTTTCCATTCATCACAAACGGTCACGCCCTTTCCTCCGTACCACTTGTATTTGGACATGTTTTGGTTGTAACAACGATTGTGCATGGCTCTGAAAATTCTCAAAAGTCGATCACCCGTCGAGTTATGCGTGATCTTCGCCTTTGTCGCGTTTTCACGGCCTAAACAACCACAGGACTTTGTATGACCGCTTTTTAAATGGGATGTACTGCTGATTGTGGTATTTCCACAATCGCACAGACAATTCCAACGTGTCGTTCCACTTTTTCCGTTCTCTGCTCTTCCAAGGACTACCAAACGAGTAAATCTTTTTCCGGTTAGGTCTTCAAAACGAGTGCTAATTCTCCCTTTACTCTTTTGACCCGTGATTTTTCTCGCTTCGGTAGCCAAACAACCACAAGATTTTGTTTGACCGTTTTTTAAGCTGTATGCGCGAACGTTTACTTTATTCCCACAATCACAAATACATTCGTACCAAGCTCCGCCAGATCCTTCCGGAACAAACCGTCTGATCGTGACCAATCTTCCGTATCTATTTCCGGTTAGATCTTCTATCGGCTTTCTTGCACCATGAATGTTTTTTCTGGACGCCTCTATTAAAAGACACCCACAAGATTTTTTCTTGCCACCAGTCAACTGATTTGTATAGGCGGTAGTTTCACTTCCACAATCGCACAAACACTTCCAATATCTCTTTCCACCTTTAGATGGCAGGCTATCTAAAACGGTCAAACGCCCGAACTTCTTACCAATGATGCTTGCTTTCATATGCTCTCGCTAGTTTTCCTATACAAGAGCATATTACAGCAACATTAGGAATTACTACATTACGCACGTTAACGGCATAGTAATTCTTTGAATTGACCCAGCATATGTAAACCAAAGTCCGAGTCTGGGGCTTTCTCTCTGAGTTCTTACATTTGCGGCCGGACTCTCGATCAAGTACCAATAGCCTTTAGAGTAAAGGTCTTGCTTAATCGTCGGATTGTTGGTTTCTGTCAGCAACTGCTGCACCTGTGAGTTGGACAGTGCCAGCCCTGTATCAATCACGCCATTACGCTTGGCATCATTAATGGGATCGAGCAACCATGCCTCGACATAAGCAAAACCGATGGCGTTGTAAGGAGCGCGATTGATGGCCGCGAACCCGTCCATGATCTGGCGCTGGATGCGTGCCTTGAACCAAATCATGCCGTAGAGAGCATCGATCCATTGATAGATTCCGGAGAGCAAGCAACCACGGTTAATGAAGTCGAACTCTGCATTACGTGTTGCAAATGCGCCGACATAGTTGACTTTGAGATCATCCAACGCTTCAGCCACCTCGTCGCTGAGAACGGAAGCCTTAATTCCGGAAGCCGATTTTGCGAACCAGGTTTTAATTCCCTGAATTGCAGACCAATCGATTGAGGCGCCAACTGCGAGAAATGCGGCGGCATCCTGAGCGGTACCGTAAACCATCGCCAAACAGTTGTAATTACTTTCAGCTAATTGGGCCGCTTTGGTCGTGGACTGGGTAGATTGATCCAGCATCTTTGTGTCTGTGGACCAGTCAAAGTACACATAGTCATCGTCAATGTCGGCCCAAGCCGCTAAAGCGGAAGCTTCATCCACCTCTGTTGCATAAAGAGTTGTGAATCCGACCCAGTTACGAGAAACGGAAGTCACAAGATTCATGTTTTGAGCAGGTGTCAGAGCATCGGAACCTTGAGAGAGAACGGCTCCGGAATCCGCCGTCAGTCCGAGCAATGCAGATACATCCGTTCCAGTGGTCGCCTTTGTAGCGAAGGAGATTGAAGCGGTATCGCCTGTCTCTGTAGTGGTCAGAATGATGGCATTTTGATCAGAGTTAAAGGCGCCGGAAACTGCACCAACTGCAGAAGCCAACTCAGTTGCAACGTCACTGAAAGACTTGGCCGTGGAAAAGTCGAGGTTCACGACCTCTTTTTCTGTGCCATTGACCAAAATCGTCAGGGAACCGGTCTTAATGGCTGTCAGTTCAGAAAGTTGAGCTGTGATCGGAGCAGACTTAATCCAAGCGGCGGCATCTGCATTGATTCTGCGGGCTACAAAAAGACGCTGAATCGCTCTCTGCTGATTGTTTACGCCAGAGAAGTACTGGGTAGCAAAGTCGGCCTCAGGAGACTCCGCACCAAAATAATTCCCGACAGCGGCAGCGGTCACAAATTCCAGTGCCGGAGAATCTGCAGGAATCAGAGCATTCTGGGTCAGCAGCAGACCATTTGTTTCAAGATCGGCGCTCCCAGCTCCAATGATGCGAGGGGTGATAGAAACCAATCGATTAGCATTGATTGACATATTTTTCCTCAAAATAAAAAAGCGCCAGATGGCGCCGACGATAATTTTTATGGAGCGGCTATGAGCCACACCAGAAACTCATTTATTTGAAAATATCCTTTACAGCCTTAATCGCTTTCGCAATCACCCAAACTGCGAGCCCGTAACCGATTAGGTAAACAGGAAGAGCTGCATACAAAGGAACGGCAGTGACCATGGTTAGGGCCTCCGCTAGGTCGTGTAAAATGTTCATATTGACTGATTCCCTTGCAATCAGTTAACTCAAACCCCGCTCAGCTACCAACTGATCGGGGCTATTTTTTCTCTAAAAGACTACAAACTATTGTCTTTAGGCTTATCTGTTGTTAAAATCACACCTAGATTTTTCAGGCGGCCTGAGGGAAGTCGGTCCTTGACCTTCCTAGAGGGCCTGAAATTAAAAACCCGATGAACTCTAGCTCTGTGAAGACCATCACCTAGATAAGTCGGGTTTTCTGTTTTCAACTCCGGATTCCTACAATCTCATAACTTTCCGGAACGAATTCATCTTTTGCGTGCTTGATAGGAATCACCGAATGTTTCTGTTTCTTGGTAAACCCTTGGTTCCTTGAGTTTCCGACATTGTAAATCTGTTTTTCTTTATCCTTTGGTGTGTCCTTCTTTCGGCTTATATCGACACCAAACACGACCTCCCTACCTTGATAGGGAAGTTTTTTATAAATCGTTATGAAATCACGGTCTTCATGATGGGCTGGATCGTTAGACCATTTTGTCCTAACGCCATCAGAAAGAATCGTCTCGAGATTTGACATTCCATACAGCTGACGTTTGGCAATTTCTTTTCTCTTTTTAGGATTCGTCTTACCCTCTCCTGTATAGAGGTACTTCCCACTCTCGTCAACGAAGCTTTTTCCAAGGATCACTTTGCCCATCCCAATACCGGGAAGACTGACAGAATATGAACCCTTTAAAGACTGAGCTGCTTCTTTGAGAACTGCTCTGGGACTTTTTCCTCCGTCAAGGTCTCGAGTGAAATCATCCAATTTAAATTTTTGATTTTTTTGAGCCTGTCGTTCTATCTTTTCCCCTACTTTCCCTTCTAACTTTCCTGACTTACCAACAGGAATATGGGTGCCCTTGGACGTTATCCACTCTTCCGGATCTTTTTCTGCATCCCTTGCTTTTCCAAGATCTGCATAGGTCCTTCCCAATCCGTACATCATTCCTAGTTTGAATGCACGCCCAAGTTTGAAAGCAAGTTGCTCATTCATTCCTTTTCCTTCGGTGGGTAGCTCACATCAACGTTTTTTAGGTCAACATCAACCGCACTAAAGAATCCCATCGAAACTTTGATCTGGCTCTGCATGCTGAGGTGAATCATCAGCGTGGATCTCCTGACATAGTTGTCAGAGTCCCCGACGATAGTTGTGTCTCTTGGGTCGTCTGCATGAAGAAGACTTATTCCTCTGTCAACAAAGAACTGCACGCCTACTTGAGACCTGCATACAGTCTCCAAGGCCTGAGCCCTCAGCATGGCATTCATTCCGTCGGAGCCGTTTAAAGTCGATGCATAGCAATCGACCTGAACCAAGACTTCTGTAGTCGTTGAGAGGTAAACATTGTCATCGGTTTGGTCTTTCGTCCAATCCTCGGCACTCGTCCCGTGTCGGACGCTTGAGATGTAGGAATAGATGACGTAATCGTTCCCCTCAGGAGGCAATGCCAGATTGTTCTGATTACCGTAGAAAATGTTTTCCGGCGCCACGTCCGGAACTGCAAATATCTCAAGAAACTCCTGGATCGCTGTCCGGATGTTCGGGGTCAGGTTTTGTGCTTTCATCTTCATCCTCTACGATGTTCAGCTTCTGAGGCGTGGTTTGGAATGTGCAGCGGACCGCTTCCCAACCTGCGTCCGAAAAATCCTCGATCACCGCAGTGATCAGCCACTGACCTCCCTTGGAGTCTTCGACATAATCTCCCGACCTTGCTAAGGGCCTATAGATTGCCCAAGGCCGCTCCTTCTGGTCGCTCGATGCGTAGAGGTACAGGCGCCGGATAATGGTGTTCTGTCCGGCTAAGTTGGCATGATCCAACGCACTATCGCCTTCGCTTTGAAAATTCCCTTGGATCTCCTCTGCTGGTGCGTAATACGCTTGGACAATCCCTCCTACATTCTTTTGGCCGACCGATCGATACAGCTTAAAAGTCTCGTCCGCGTAGTTGGCGTTAATTGCCTGGCGGACAATTGCGTGTAGGTTGAGAGACATTAGGAAACCTTCCAAGTTATTGAGCTTTGCAGGACGCCACTCAGCGTTAGAGGCTTTGTAGTCATCACGTTGTTAGGCGGAGTGCCTTTCCCTTTAGCCTTCTTAGCCTTGTCCATTTCTCCTCTTGCCTGCATCAGTGCCATCGTTAGATCTGATCGTTTAGGAAATGAACCAGCAGGAATACCTGCTTCTCGAATCGTTTGCTTGATGTCATCGGTAGCCATTTGCCCCATGACTCCTAACGAATGCTTTATGTCGAAAGTTTTTAGGAAGCGGGACCTAAATTTCTCCTGCCAATCCATTCGTTTTTGAGCGTAGGTGGCTCGCATAAACGGACGCGGAGGCATGTACAGGGTCGTGAATTTACTGTTCGGAGGAAGCCCTAGCTGAGCTGACAGATAGTGTCCTTGCTTACTCGTCACTGATTGAGTCCACCCATATTCCAAATACATCCCAATGCTGGCAATGTCCGGAATCATTATTCCGATCTCAAGCTTTTTATTGGCGTCGGCCTTGAGCTTCTCTGACAGCTTTTTGAAAGCATTGTTAGATGTGATGTTGATGCCCATCATCATCCCCACGGATGGTAATTGTTTCCCGGATAAACTCTGCCGCCAATTCGATATTTGGCCGTCAGGGTCCAGTACATGGCGCCGCATTGGGTTTGAGCCCACCAATCTCCGACAAAAGTATTCGTTTTCAGAAGGTCAAAGCTGGTACTCACACTTCCCTGCGTAGCACTAGCAATCCTGCCAACCTGACCGTTCGGCTGCTGGCTGAGTGTCAGCAGGTGGCAGGTTGCAAGATCAAGAAGGCGCTCCCTTGTATAGATCTTGTTGTCCGGATCATAGGGAGCAAAGCTGTCGGCGTCTGTATTCCCTACAAACTCCACCGCCAAATCAAAGTAGAACTGCAGTGTTTCGTCCGGAAATTTAACTTCATCCGAAAACGCAGGATGAAGGATTCGGAATTTGTCAGGATCAAAGACGACGACAGTCATTTTGTTAACCTTCTTCGTTCTTAACTTCTTCAACATTGACCGATTCAGGATCGATCGGATTGAGGCCGTGAGATGCTTCCTTTAGTTCGTCCTCGCGGCTTCTGAATTCTTGAACTGATTTCATCTCCATCAGGCACGGAAGACCGCCATTCACTCCTGTGAACACAGCTTCTTGACCATGCATACGAATGATGTTTTCCCAGTCTTCTTTGTCGATCTGGAACGCAACCGAGTTTCCTTTGCCCAGCAGGATCCCGTCACGTTTTCCTCTAAGCGAATCATTTACGCCCGGAAAAACGATCGTTTTTGTTCCGCCGTTGCCGTTCGGCACATCATCGAATTTGAGACCGTGTGCCAGGGTACAAGCAATGATCACCGTGGACTGAGTTTTAGCAGCGCTCTTCTTCTGAGTATTGCTGAAATTGTCTGCGACAACCTTTCCGGATGTTGCTTTCTGAGTTGTGGTGTTGGTACGAGCCATTATTTTCAATCTCCTAAGAAAGAGGCCCGATCCCTCGGGCCTCCATAGCTGGTTAGTTCAGGTTAGATGCCAAGCATCGTGGCAACGAGGCTGGGACGACGAATAACAGCGCCCCAAGTTCCGCCAACGACCTTCTGCTTGTAGCTGGACATTTCTGGAACCACACGACCCAAGAAATACTTCTCAGAGAATGCGCAGATACCAGTTTCAATGCCAAACAGGTCAGGAACAGTCATGTACAGCATTTCACCTGCAGTGGTGGTCAACTCAGGGAGCTGAACAACCTCGATGTTGGGGAAGGACTGCTTGAGCATGGTCATTGCCGTAAGGCCGAAGGAGTTCGGCTCGGTCAGGTAGGGAGCTCTGGTGTTGCTGACAGCGAGAACGATGCGGGAGTTCTGATCAACCAAGCCGCCGTTGTTCTTGCTAATTTCTGCCCAAAGCTTGTTAATGTCGTTATAGACAATGTTGGCAGTCTTCTCAGGCTGAGCTGCGCACTTTGCCGCCCACGTAGAGTTGGCGGTAGATCCCGTGGTGATGGAGATCGGAGAAATCGAAGCGTTCAGGTTCGGGTCATTTAACAGACCGTAGACCTTCTTACCTTCGACACCATAAAGCGCGAACTTGTTGTGAGCCATTGCCATAACGTAAGCAGAAGCCTGCTGTTTAGAAGAAACAACATTCAACTTAGCCTTAGCCGCAAGGCCCACCTCACGATCTCCATACTTGATGACGGTCTGGAACAAGAAGTTTTCACGAGTCGGATACTCCACGTTCACGTCTGTGGAGACGTTCTCTGCGAAGTCAGAGTAAGGAGTCACATTGCCGGCGTATTCTTCGACCGGGAAGGTGAAGAAGTTATCTGTCCAGTCGCCCTTTCTTTCTTCGCCGAAAATCTTTGTAGCGTTCTGGGCGGCAAACAGAATAGGAACCACCTGCGGATCAATGTACGTCGTGAAAACAGACGGAACGCCGACACTAACAGGGGTCTGCAATGCGGCATCTCGAGCCATTGCCTTAACCGTTGCATCGTAGTCGACGTTGATCTTGCCTTTTGCATCGGTGGAATAGGACATGAATGCTTTTGCTTCCACGCCATGCACGCCCTTTTGTTTTGCTAATTCAAAATCGTTCATTTTTTACCTCAGATTAGGATCCTGTCGCGGCAGGCTGATAACCCAGGCCGTGATTGGAAATAATGATCGTGTCGCCCTTTGCGCCAGCCGTCTGAACTGTCCAACCGGTGTCATTTGTAGCGCCGGCAGTACCAAACGTGATGGCGCCGGTAGTCGGATTACAAAGAACCGCCTGACCGACCGTGGCGGCTGCGGGAGCAACGATGTAGTAATCACCTCGAACAGCAATCGTCAGCTCAGACCCTTTCGGATAAATGTCCGGAGTATCTGTCCCTAGCTCGATAGAGGCCGTGAACGTGCGCTCAACAAAACCGATCGGCTTGTCCCCTGCAGAGCCCGTCAAAGAGGCGATGGGGAATTTCACTGCTGTTCCGGTTGTGGAGGCGGCCACAGCAAACGCAAAACCACCGCACTGCACAGTACCGTCAGACAAATAGTTCTGAGGCGTGTAGACGGCCTGATTGAATGCAACCTGCTGTCCCGGAATACCGATAGCAGGATAGAGACCTACAGATTTTTGAAGCATCAAAAAATCTCCTATTTATTTAACATTGTTCAAAATTGCGCTGACGGCAGTCGGCTTCTCGGTCACCTTTGCGCCGGAGTCTTTCGCACCAGCTAAGGCCTTTCGACCTTGCATATAGGCGCGATATGCAGAACGAGCTTCGGATGCAGGGATGTTTTTCAAACCGAGTTTCTTGAGTGCTGCCACATAGATGGAACCTGCAGAGTCATAGGATCCGGCACGGATAACACCTAACACCGGTTTGACTTCTTCGATTGCGGCCAATTCAGAGTAGATTGCGTTTCTGAGAACCTTTATGGAGTCGGAAGCAGAGCTCTTCTCCTCCTTGCCATCTTCAGGTTTCGGATCTTCATCTTGTGCGCCATCTTTCTTCTGCGCGTAGTTCAATCCGGCAGTAAAAGCTTTCTTCTCTTCTTCAGAAGCTTCGTCAAGGCCACAAGATTTCAAGGCGTCTGCTGCTTCCTTTTCGAGATAGCGTTCTTCGCCTTCACGTTCGTGATCAGAATCGAGGCGTTTAGGATCGTCCTTTTCACGTTTTTCGCCGTAAAGAACGCCAGCTTCAAAACCAGCCTTGAAATTTGGATCCTTCATCTTTTCATCGAGCTCCGGATCGTCGTCCTGAGCCTCTTTTTGACCATCGGGCTTAGGATCTTCGTCTCCTGTAGCCTGAGAGTAAGCCAGGTCGGACAGAGTGGTCTTAAGCTTTTCAGCTTCTTCGTCCGTCAGGCCTTTTGCCTTCAGTCCATCGATGATTTTTTGAATCATCGCGTCTTTGTCATCATCTTGAGCGCCGTCAACGATTTTTCCGTTGGGATCAACGGAATGCAAATCGATAATCGCCTTTGCTAACGTCACTTCAGCCTGCTCAACAGCGTCATCTTTTTCCATATTGAGAAAGTCCTTATTAGAATCGCGAACTCTTACCTCAGGCCCAGCGCGCCCAGTTTCAACAAGCGCAAGATGGTTCGCTCTGATCTTGCGTTGCACATAGTCGTATTTCTCTCCATCGGGGGTCTCACCCGGCGTGAAGTCAGGTTCGAACGTGTACGCAAGACTCAACTCACGCATTGAACCGTCCTCGATCCTGCTGCGTGCGTCCTTGTCGTAAATGTGGAGAGAGTTAACTAAAAACGGAGCCTCAAAAGCTCCGTCCGTTCCGGTAGTGCCGACCCGAGTTTGTTTGTTCTCGGGGGCTCCGTGATCATCGTGATGCTCCAGATGAATCGGGATACCGTTAATTGATTGAATCGTTTCGGGAGAACTAAGCTCCTCAGGCGGTCGATAAGCGTGGTAGATCTTCTCCGGATCAAGTCCGAGCTCTCGCCAGCCTGCGATCTCCTTCCCGTAATACGGAGCAACTTGAACTCTTGTTAGGGGAGATTTTTCGACATGGAGAAATCCATTGTCATCTACGGTCCTGACACTAGTAGAGTCAAGTGCAACACTTCTGCTTTCTTTACTTGTTTCCACTTCTTCTGCTCCTAGCCCATAAATTCAAAATCTCCTAAACCGTTTCTTCTTCACGGGCTAAAATATCGGTAAGTCGAAATAAGCCTCTTCCGTACTCCTGGATTTTGATTCCAGACCGGTGCGGATTGAGGCTTTTTCACTTTTGGTTAATCAGGTAAAACGGCCCTGAATTGGCACCTGCAAAAATAAAGTTCTCCTGGCATCACATTTCTGCCGACTTCTTTGTCGTACATGCCCTTAGACAAATCAAACTCTTTTCCATTCATTTCGATGTGGCTCTCTCGACTTGTGTACTTGCCGGGGACGTGAATCCAAATCCCGCGAGTGACCCCGAGCCCTTTGCAGTTGGCCTGCTGAATCTGCTGATTCAGTTTGAGAGTTTGATCAATTGCCACACGCTGAGCTCGTTGAGCCGTAAACGAAGAAGAACGGCTAAGGGCCTCGACAATCTGCGAATACGTGCCATGACCTTCGTAGGCATCCATAAAGGCAGAACGAATATTTGTCAGCTCGGATGTTGTGATGTTGCTGATGAGGCTCGTCGTGTCGGCGACCATTCCTGGTAGTTCATTTATTGCCTGAGGCGTGATGAAGAAGTGCTTGCGCGTCTGCCTCATCTCGTAAGCAAAAACGGAATCTGGAATGCCCGCCGCCTTGAGCGATGCCTTTTGAGCTGTCGAGACATCAGCGGCAAGGTTTTTCACGTACCACTCAGCAATCTGACGTGTTTCTCGATCTGCCGCTCTCATCCAGTTGCCCATGTTGCGGGCAATGAAGTCATCAACATTGCGACGGAAACGATCTGGATCACGAAGAACCAAGCGGTTGATTTTTTCTTTGATGTTCCGAAGTCTTGCTCGATCAAGGGGATCGTCCGGACGGAACGTTAAGGAAGCGTCCTCAGTCAACCCTCCAGCATCAGAGAGGTAAAGAAGAATCTCGTTGAGAATCCTATTTCTGAAGGATTTCAAAAAGGAGTCAAGCTTCTTTTTGAACTTCGCTTGTCTGCCTAAATTCGGTTGAACGGCACGAGCAGTCTTCATTAGAAAATCTCTCCAGCTTTGTCTTCATCAGTCTTCGGCGCCGGCGCCACGTTCTCAGCCGAGCGCTGTTTCAGGAAGTTGTTCATCAGCTCATTCTGCTGACTGGGATCGTCAGTCATGAGTTCGCCTTCCATCCCTTCCGGCAATTCTTCCGGAATGAAGTCCAGACCCATATCGGAATCGCGACGGACAAACTCACGAACTTCCTCAGCACTCAGAACATTGCGATCCTGCAGCACAGCCAGCATGTCGACCTTTGTCTTAGCTGTGATTGCTGTAGCAGCGGCATCAGCTTCTCCAAGTTCATTGAACTTGAAGGAAATGGACGGATCAACATGACCGAATTCGACAAGCTGGATGGCCCTCAAGACGGTTTGTATTGCGTCTCGATTGAGCTCCTGTTTCGACTTGATATGGTCGTAATAGTTCCGGATATCGCTCTGACCGGTCGCGTTGAAACCACTCGGAGAGATTCCGAGGAGCTTGACCGCAGGTGTGCGGTTGATAGCCGCAATGAATTCCAATGCCTGCCGGATGATCCCTTCAACACCTGAAATCGTCAGAGTAATGTTCTGCAGATCCTCGGAGGAGTCACAAGCAAAAATGGCCTCATTCGATCGATAACGCTGTAAGAGCATCATCTTCGCGTCTAACTGTTCAATCCCGCCAGCCTCAAAAGCCTCAGCAAAATTGGTTTTGAATACTGTGAGGTTGAGTTTTTCCAAAATGCTGACGCCTGTTTCTCGGGCCTTGTTCCAGTGCAGCACATAATCCCAAAGGATCTGAGCTTGAGGAATGCCAAGAAAGTTGTATGCAGGACGAAGAAGTAACGGAGGTTCATTATCAACCAGTCGAATAAGACGGGATGCATGCACCTCTTGGCCAAGAACAAACCAAGATTTCGGCTTCAAATAATCGTCTTTGAGCGGCTGGCTGGCGTTGTAAAAACCAGGCGAGACATTGACCGGATCAATAACGATAAATTTGACCGACTTATCCTCGCCAACCAGTTCTGCCGACTTGTCAGAGAAATTAAGAGGGAGCTTCAGAGCCTCTCCTTCGACACCCGTGTCAACAAAGATGAAAGCCCCGCCCATAAAGCCCACGATGCTCAGAGCTTCATTAAAGAGCTTTCTCAGTCGATATTTGTTCTCCTGCAGATCTTGGAGCTTCTTAACGTTGTCAGCAGACTCATCTTCTCCGCCCTCAACCTGAATCCACTCACGGCACATATCGTCCGCAACCGTCTGAATGCAGGTGCGGATCATGCCGTTCTGGGCGATATTCTGAAGGACGCCATACCCGACAAACGATGTCATCGGGAACTGGCCTAAATCCAAAGCGTGCTGTGTCAAAGATGCATAGTACGCATTGAAACTCGAGCCAATCGCGGCATCATTTGTGAAACGAGACTCTTCTTTCTCCGGCTCTTTGGTGTTCAACGTGATAGGAGGATAAAAGAGCTTTTTAGCCTCCTCCTGAGAAAACGATGTTCTAGGAGGCACGAAGGGAAATCCTGCCGCCTCGATGATCTTTTGATTGATCTTTCGGCGTTTGTTTTCGTCTAGTTGATTCATGATTTTCAAAATCTAAAACGTGCCTGCTGCATCTGCTCTCGGGTCAAAATAACGCCTGAGCCATTGCGGAAATAGTTCAATGCCTGAGTTGTGCTATCTACCTGGTCATCGTGAGAACCAGCAGGAAACTCAAGCAACTCACTCACATAATGAGGCACCCAAGGCGCTTCAGTGTCTTCCGGAATAAAAACATTCCCTGCCTCAAAGTAAGGAGTGACGGACGATGCCCTCGCCTCCTTTGATTCGGTGGGCGTTATAGGAACGAATCCAGAAACAGTAGACTTCAACTCTGAAATAACTGCCGAGCCGTTTGCTTTGTCTTCAACAAGCTTCCGGACAACACGCGGCCACTTCTGTGCAAGAACTCGGACCATCTCTTTTGTCTTCACAAAATCCCATTGGCCTCGTACTTGATCAAGCAGGTAAAAATTCGGTCCTTTTTTGCCCCAAACCTGACCTACCACATAGTCGGAGTTTTTGGAATCTTTGAACGTCATATCCCATGACATCAAAGTGTGATCGAACTCTGGAGGCAGGCTTGATGCTGTCCATCTCCTAAACCACTCGAGCTTGAACAAAGCACCGCCGTCAGGAACTGGGTGCTGCTGATACAGCGCCTCCCAATCTCGACTGCCTATCGTTTTCTGGATCTGCAGCAGAGTTGAGAGCGGATAACGCTCAGGATGCAGAGCTTCACCAGCCTTGCGGTGTAATTCGTCATGCTCGGCGATCGCCGGATAATTTACGATCCGGAACGTATCGCCCTCTCCCATTCTCTGGATCAGTCGACCAATCAGGTCATCGGTATGCCAACGAGTGGCCATTACGATGACTCCACCTCCGGGAGACAGTCGAGTGTATGCGGTCGATGTGTACCAGTCCCAAATGGAGTCTCGTATCGTTTTAGAGCCAGCTTGGGCACGGTCTTTAATCGGGTCATCGATAATCAGAATATCAGCACCCTGTCCAGTGATGCCGCCACCCACACCACAAGAGCGATAGGCGCCGGCATGACCAACTATTTCAAACAAGTCCGACGTTCTTATGTACGATCCGCGGGAATCTGTTCGCACCCTCGAGTTACTGAGCCGAGTATTCGGGAATAGGTCAAAGTATTTCTCATCGTCTATTACGCGCTGAACATCTCTGTTGAAGCGCTGTGATAGGTCTGAAGAATACGATGTTGCGATGATTTGAAGTTCTGGATTTCTCCCAAGAGCGAAAGCTGGAAAGCGCCTAGAAACAAGCTCACTTTTCCCGGATCTCGGAGGCATCGTGATAATTAGCCGAGGAGACTTTTTGTCCGCCACGTCCTGTAGGAACCTATCAAGCTCATCACAAATCTCTTTATGTACCCAGCCGAGCAGGTAGTCAGGTTTTGTGTGCAGTGTGAAGTAAGACAAGCCCTTCCGAGCCTTAGCTAGTCTGATCTCCTGTATCGTTGGAAGCCGCATTCACAATACCCTCCAGCGCATCAAGCTGTTCTAATGACAATTTGCTTAGATCCAGCTGGTTAACTTTATCGACCTTGACCGGTTCACCGTCCTTTCCAGTGATCTCCTTCCTGTCAGTCTCTTTCCACCCACAGCGAGATTTCATGTAAAAAATGGTCGCCGCAGGATTTCCCTCCCTAATGAGGGACATAAGTTTTCCACCAACGAAGGCGTTGGCCTTGGCCTTTCCCTTTTTTATGGCGGTGGCAAAATTGGCAAAATCTTTTTTTCGATTTCTCAAAGTCCGATAACTGATTCCAAGCGCGAGAGCGATCTCTTCCTCGTTGTCACAAACCTGAGCCAGTTGTTCAACCTTCTCTAGGTCAATCTGAATGCGTGGACGAGTCCGCTTCTTTTGAACTTTTTCTTCCATGCCTTCAACCTGCCTATAGTTAACTGGTCATATCGATGATCTTCTGAATTAAATCCTCGAGTCCGAAACTTTTAACGAAATCCTGAACCTGCTTTTTGTATTCGATCGGAATGGAGAGCGTCAGATTAAAGCTGTCTGCCTCGGGCTCCTCTTTTTCCGGTTTTTCCTCTTCTTCTGCGGGTTTGGCAGTCTCACACAACAAAGCGTTCAACTCTTCGTCTGAGAACCCTGTTACCGGCGCCAAATCCGTATCCTGCAATTCCTGCAGCTCAATCCTTAAGAGGTCAATGTCCCAACCAGAATTAAGAGCAATTCGATTGTCTGCGAGGATGAAAGCCTTCTTCTGAGCCTCAGATAAGCCGGTTAATTCAATTGTCGGTATTACCTTCAGCCCGAGCTTCTTAGCCGCCTTCAAGCGTCCATGTCCGGCAATCACTCCGCTCTTCTCATCAATCAAGACAGGATTGTTGAACCCAAATTCCTTGATCGAACTGGCGATTTGATTCACCTGCTCCTCTGAATGCGTCCGGGCATTATTTGCGTACGGAATCAGGTCATTGACCGGCCTGTAGAGAATTTTGAGTTCAGATTCTTTCATAGCGTTAAAAAGGTGCGCCCGGCATTTTCAGCTGGGCGCACTCCAACCAACCCCAAGGAGATAGTTTGTTAAGGCGGTTTTCTCCGCCATTCTCGTCAGGAGAATTAGAAATCCAGCGGAGTGAGCTTCTTCCCGTTGGGAATCTAGGCTTGCTGGATGTTAAATGGCTCGGTGCTTAAGCCCACCGAGAGGCTGTGCGGTTTGTCGATAAATGTTGTGGGCAACAATGGAACCGCTGAGAATGTTGGCCGTCCGCTTGTTCTTTAATAATTCGATTTTGGAGTACGGGAGGACAATCGAAGATTGAGCGAACGGCCGAAAAACAAAAAAGCCCCGAAATCGGAGCTCTTATGTAATCGATTGGCTTAGTCATCGTATCCTCTTTTCTTTGGACACACGGGCTCCTCCGCAAGGAACCCGTTCAGATTAAGCCTATCGGCGCCTGAGTATCACAGGCTTGAAATTGTCCTATTGACGATACCACACCGAGATACCCATTGCAATAAATGCTATTTCTTAGCTGGTACTTGCACGTCCTTTAATTCTCTGTCTGGGAATCTCGTTACACTAACCACGCCCCTCTGGAGCAAAGAGGCAGAGGCTACGTCACTCAATGTCATATATGCGGCTAACCCAGAGTTAAACTTGGCATTCTTCACGTTATGCACTGGAATGGTTTCTTTTCCGTCGCTCAAGAAGAGACTTATATAATCGATTCCGAGGGCCTGATTTGTATCGTTCTTAAAGACTAACCGTACCTTCACATCCTTCGGACCATAAATCGTGGCTGATCGCGATAACTCATCAATCTTGGTTTTTATGTCTTTTCCAATAAAAACATTCATGAATTGATTGTTTTGAGAGGAACCGACGCAAATCTCATTGGCATTGCAATCCTTCAGCCCAATACCGCCCACTTTAAATGGAAGTTGAAACTGGGCAAAAGTGTCTATCCCGCTTCCTCTCTTGCACCCCAAATAAGTGGCATTGGGGAAAACGTAGTTAATTTTTTGCTTGGCCTCTAAGACAGAAGAACTTTCCAAGTCGCTCTTGTATTCTTTGCATGCCGGAACTTCAATATCCAATCGGGCATTCTTAATGACCGGAGCGCCAAAAACTTCTGAGTATGTGACTGGCATCGTGATTTCAGATTTGCATCCAGCCAATAGAAGAGCAGTCAGTCCAACTAGGACAGAAAGGGATTTTTTATTCATTTTTGATCTCCTAGGGTTTGTATGTAATTTTTAAATTTTATCAGGGCAAGTTGAGAAATAATTCGGCGAATATCCCATCTTTACCTGAGACATTCGCACTGTTTTCCCTTATTGTTTTTCTGCTTTAGCCTTTGCTGCTTCATAGGCTCTGAGCCTAAGAGCAAAGAAAACCAAAGATTCCTTAATCCAACCTTCTAGTTTTATATCCTTCACTTTCCAGATTTTCCGCCCAGCTCTACGCAGAGCATAATTATTGGAAAACACATAAAGGAGGATAATGTTTTTCGCCGTCTTAACGTTTAGTCCACCTTCTCCAATCGTCAAAAATTCGGTTCCTGGAACATCCAGGTATTGCCAAACCAAGTTGAGCAAGTCTGCGTCTCTTTGGTCAACATTCATTCCAAAATCATCAGATCGATCTTCCGGACCAAAATAATCCTCAGAAAAATCCGTCTTGTTTCTCGTCAGTGCGAGAGCCCTCTCCACTGCGTAGGCAATTGAGACGTTTTTGACAACACGGTCACGATATGCCCGGCGCCAGTTGTCCAAACGAGGTCTGAGATCGTCAATGAGTTTTTGTTCTGTTTCTGTCATCCAAGAGTCCTCACGTAGCTAAACAGGCAGTAGATGTAGATAATTCCAAGTGTTGACAAGCCCATAATTTTTGAAGTTCGTCTCAACTTGTCGTTTTCATTAAGAAGGTCAGTAAACCAAAGCATGACCCTCATGAAAACAAGTATCGCGACCGTAAAGTTGATCCACCAAAACACGAAGATTGGGATGTCAAAATCATCAATAAGGCAGTACATTCCAGCCCCCTCCATCTTTCTTTGGTTTCGGTGTGACGATGAAAAGCGGAATCGGGCACTCATCAGCACAGACTTTGCATTTCACTTTTGCGTCATCTGCAAAAATCCTCAAGGAGCCCTTAACTTCATGAAGCTCTAACGTTTTATCCGGACGCATGACCAAAAAATCAGGCGTGTATGAGCATCGGTTTGAGGCAATCTTCCACGTGAAGCGCTCGAACCAATATTTGAGGATTAACCCAGCATTTTTCTGTTGCTCAAGGTAATCTCGATAAGCGGCCTCGGTCCGATTCATTTCACCGACCTTGAGCCTGCCTTTTGCTTGTAAAAACCTCTTCATTTATCCCTCCTGATTGAGTTTGTGTTGTTTGGTTGAATTCTTTGATGCTGTTTCTAGAACATTAGAGTTCCGTTGAGCGATGATCTGAGCGTGTGAGGGCCAACGTTCAAACTGCGAGAAGAAGTCTCTCCTGCGTTGAATTTGATCGTCTCCCGCTTGTTCAAACACTGTGCACCGAGCAAACGAGACCGGATAGCACTCGATTCCGGCGCCTTTGTCCGGATGGTGACAGTAGATGTTCATGTCCCCAAAGGACTGTTTTGGAGGCAGATGCTTCTTCCCGTCAGGTCCTATCCAAAAGGCCTGAGCATGAATGCAGTAGAGGCAGCACCCGCTCATTCAGACTTCCTTCGGAAAGCACAAACGAAATCGACAGCAATAACCATCCCCAAAATCTTCAGGCTGTAATCAATGTTCGATCCTGAGTAGGCGAACCATGCAAAGTCGATAAGGCTTAAGACTCCACCGGATAGACCTACCAGAGCGAAGAAATTAAGGACATCAAAGTTCATTTCGTTCCCTGCCAAATAGCAACCGATCACACAGCATCCGAGCACGTACACGCAAAAATATCCAAAAACGTCCATGCTTTAACTCCTTTTTAACCGATCGGTTAATTTGGTTTCCTTACTGATCTGAAGCGCCGCTCTCACCAGCAACCCAAACAGCACCAGATTGATGAACACGACCGGCGCCAAAATGATCAGTAGCAACTGCCATGCACTCTCTGACATAAAATCTCCTAAAAGTACGGTTCAGGAGCTGGCGCTGACTGTGTTAGCTCCAGCCACGGTCTAACCGGTACACGCGTCCACGACGTGCAGAAATTCAGACTGGCGTTGTCTCTCCAAAGCTTGATGAAACCTTCCCAAGCTCCGTTTCTCTGCTTGCACAGGTTCAAAACAAAATCAGGCTTGGTGTCATCGACATCTTTTCCTTCCGCCTTCTTTTGCACCTTGGAGAAATCACGAGCCAAGACAAAGACATTGAAGGCAATGTTTGTGATGTTGGAGCTCCCTTTGATTGAATCTTTTGAAGCAGAATCAAAGACGGAGTAAGTTTTTGAGCCGGCATCCCCGCGCTTACGGCAATGGGCCACAACAACAATGTGGACATTGTTGGTTCGAGCAAACTCAACCAGTTTGGTCATCACGTAATCGGTTTCCTTCTTGTCCATATCGTCTCTGACACACATCATCAGAGAGTCAACAAAGAGGATGTCTGACCTGTAGTCACGGACGGCTGAATCAAGGAGGCGCAAAAGTTCGTCCGGAGAAACCTTTCTCTGAAGGTCACAAATTCGCATCCTGGAGGCGAATTGTTTGAAGAAGAGGTCAACGTCAGGCTCTTCAATCATCCGTTTATCAGTGCTGCAGACCGTCTGCATGAGCATTCTTTCGATCGTCCGTACCGGAGCCATTTCAAAGGAGGCGATGTAGAGAGAAGCCCCGCATGAAATGAGGTGAAGTCCGATCTGCCCCAGCAAAAGAGATTTGCCGGAACCGTTTTCACCGGCCAATACCGTCAGTTCTCCTGGTCGGAATTCAAAATCTATCGGACGCCCGACACAGCCTTCATTCGTTTGAGTAAAGGGAAGCGTGAACTTGGACACATGAGTCTTCTTCGCTTCCAGATAGTTTTGGAAGTCATTCTTAAACTCAAGAACGTCCTTGTTGATGAAGAACTCAGGAGGCTTGTAAGCCCTACTCTCGTATTCCGACAAAGAGGTTTCTATTTCGGCTCCGCCCGTCGGATCGCCCCAGTAGTCATCAAGCTCAGGCGAAACGCTTGTATTTTTTGGATTCATAGTCAAATTTCCACGCAATCAGTTGTTTGTTTTTGAACATCACCGAAACGATGACGGCGGCGGGTAGAGCTTTAGGAATTTCAAGCATCCAACGACGGACGGTTTCTCTGAGTTCGGGCGTATCGTCGACATCGATAAAGTCGATCAGTACGGTCTTGCCTCGGAGAAATTCGGCCTTAATGTGATTTGGCTCATCACAGAACGAAAACAACACCGTAGGAACCTGAGGCCGTCTTCTGGGCAACACCTCAATTTCATCTTCGTAGATCGCATCAGCCTGATAGAGAGCCAGCTCACTGTCAGTCAGGCGAGGGAAAAAGACCAATTGGGTAGTCGTAAATGCGTCCGGATGCTCGTAAAACGTTCTACCCTGATCGTCACGAACAACGGCAGCAGCGGTAAACATCATCTCTGCTCCTTATTGTTGGACAGGTCTTTGATGTCGTAGGCGCTCATGCCGGCATGAAGCTTTTCTACGAACTTAGATCTAGCACCAGTTGAATACGTGACTGGAGGAAGTTCTTTGTTGTATTCAGAAGCAGATACCCAATGAGCATTTGGATCTTTCCAATCGTCTTTAACCCAATCGGCCTTGAACCCTGTCCAGTTGCGGACCATCATTTCATTGATGACCTCTTCCAATTTCCAGCCGGCGGTTTTAGCTTCCTTACGAAGAAGCGAAACCACTCTTTCCGTTACCGGCGCCTTCTTTTGCTTTCGATAATCCAAAAAGTCCTGCCAAAACTCGTCAGTCAATTCCTCTGGTTTCTGGAGGCGTTGTGTCTTGACTTCCTTTTTTGGCTTCGGTTCAACTATTTCCTTTTTGGAAACACTTGCCTCCTGCTCTTCAAGCGGAAGTTCTTCCTCAATGGCTTCAGTTTTTAGAGAAACTGGTTTTTCACGCTCACGCCCCGCGAAATTTTCTGCAACTGCCGACTGTTTTTCGCTCTTTTCGGTGCGTGTATATGTTTCTTGTTCTTGTTCTTGTTCTTGTTCTTGGCTTCGGAGGGCCTTAGAAGGGGCTTCTAAGGGGCTTTCAAAGGTCTTATTTTCTTCCTGTGTTTGGTTACAGAACTCTTTGAAATCAGGGGCCGGAATATCCTTGAACCCAAGGTTAAAGCGCTCGTTATATTCTTTAATAAACAGGTACTTAAAGTTTTCCGGCATGGATTCAATTGCCGTCTTAATGCCCGTTACTCTTTTGTCTGTTGGCTTTAATTCCGGAGCAATCTGAAATAGCGCCATCTTTTTGACGAACACATACTCGCTTTCATAGTCGTAAATGGCGAAATCCTCCCTTTGAAGGGTCTCCAAAGCCTCTCGAATACCCTTTAAATGGCCTTGGAAGGGGCTTGGAAGGGGCACCGAAGGGGCTTCTAACGGAAGTCCAGTTTCTGCTGAGATTTGACACAGAGGACAATAAAAGACTCCGGTCATGTCATTGTTCGGACAAGAGAGCAGATAAGCCGCCACCAATTTGGCCGAAATATCGCCTCTTAGTTTCCGACCAGTCTTCCCTATCCAGAATTTTGGTGTGATGCTCGAATATTTACGCATTTTTTAGCGCTCCTATTCAAACGGAAGAAATCCGATCGGCAATAACTCTCTTTGCATCATCCCAAGGAAAATCAGGCCGGAGCTCTTCCATCTTCACTGCACCTTTCGTGAACTGTTCGATTTTTGCGCAGTGACGGGAAGGAATAGGACGTTCATTCCTAATCCAATTTGAAATATTTGAGGCCGGAACACCTAAATAATCGGCCAATGCCTTCTTAGACGGTGCTCCAGTCAATTCAAAAAATTCAGCAAGTTTCATAAAAACCACCATTACCTATTTGGTTAGATTTTATCATTATCTAATTGGTAAGTGTCAATTATCAATTTGGTAATCTGTGCCTAAGGAGATAACTATGAAAACAGTTGCTGAAATTCGTCGAGACAACTTAAACACGCTCGTTAGCAGAGCTGGCTCCCTTGCGGAGCTAAACGAACAGTTGGGCAGGAAACGAAATCATCCTTCGCTCGGACAGATAAGGAACCGATCTGATAGAGGAAATGGAACGTTTTACGAAATGGGCGATAAGCTTGCCCGTGACATCGAAGAAAAATTAGGTCTCAGTTATGGCTGGATGGATACCAACCACACTCCGGACGACTGGCCAGATGACAATATCATCAACTTGAAAAGAATCAACATCCAAGCCTGCTGCGGGTCAGCTGGCGTCCAGAACTACGAGGATGATGCCTTCGTTGAACAAATTCAGGTCTCACGTCCTTGGTTCCAAGAAAACATTAGCAAGATTAGAGAGCAAGGGTACGAACTCATAACCGCTTCTGGTGACTCCATGGAGCCAACATTTAGAAATGGCGATTTAATTGTGGTTGACCGTCAAGACAGAGATCTTAAACGGGACGGTGTTTTCTGCGTTCTCGTTGATGGAGACCTCTACGTGAAACGCGTTCAGCGCATCCCTGGGGCCATTCTCTTTATTTCCGACAACTCTCTCTACAGGCCGTTCGAAATACCGCTTAAGGAGGTTGAATTTAGACTCCAAGTCCTGGGACGGGTTGTTAATTCAATGAACCTAAAAAGATACGATTAGTTGGCTTTTTGTTTTTCTCGTATTTTTTCTTTAAAGGAGATGGTATGGGGTTGTTCAATTTATTGAAATCCTTTTTATCCCCAAACAATGTCGATTCTGCCCAGAGCAACAAACCGGAAGTCATAGAGCGGTACGAAGAACCTATCCCCGAGGTCCTAACATATAAGGATATTTATTCGAAAAAGAAAAAAGTAAACGGAAGCGTACCAACCAAACGGCATTTCAGTTTTGTTATTGATCTTTCATTAACTCATTTAAAGGGGTTCAATAAGGAGCAAAAAGCGGAGCTTAAACGAAAAATTTTGCAAATTCTTGGGAAAGACTTGAATGTTAGAGCGTTAACAGATAAGAAAAGTCCTATCCCGGAATTGATTAAAAACAGCGATTGGACATGGAACGAATGGAGTTTTTGGTATCCCATCCTAAAGGAAATGGAAGTAGTTCCTCGGCCTGTTTACTTATATGTAAATTTAGAGAATCCGACAAAAGAACAAATTTTCCGCCTATTTCTTGACATGCTTTGGAGACGGACTTTTCATTACGCGGATGAGCTGGCTGCTTCTCAATTAGGAGAATGTAAAACCACAGTCAGAGTTTTATTTGAAGGAGAAGAAGAGCTTTTTGAAGACTTAAAAAAATATAGAAGCCCATGGACTTACCCAATTTTGCCATTGAATTTTGTTGATGTAGTCGTTACACGAAAGTTGTTATAGCTCCATTTGCTTGATCGCGCAGACCGCTTCGGCGGTCTTTTTTTTTGTCCCCAAAAAACAACAAATTTTCAACTCAAAGATTCTTATCGTCTTGGTAACAAAAATCTAACCTAATTGATTGCATATTTTATTACCTATATGGTAATATTTGCTTATCAAATTTATAGGACAAGACGATGTTCCTCTAAGGTAAACAATTTCAGAATCCGGGCCATGGAGTACTAAACCCGGACGCAGCAGGTAGAAAAAGAGCCTGTGAGCGAAAAAATTCGAAACGGCCGATGCAGGCGGTGCTGGTCACGCGAAGGAAGACAATCGAACACCAGCAGTCAGTGAAGTGAATGAGTAAGGCAAACGGTAGCCACGAAACACTTTTCAGCTAGAGACCTCTGACAAATAAAGGCATTTGAGATGCACGCAGTATCAAGAACAGCAAACCTGCGTTGAGGTCCCGAGAAGCTAACCAGATGAGGAAATCAAAACCAAGAACAGAAACTCGGGCGTCTTAGTAACGTTAACTAAGTGAGTTAAGCGCTCTCGCAAGAGAAACAGTAGAGCGCAAACAAAAACTTCCTCCGGATTCTCCTGAATGTATCCGTCCTAGCGTGTCACAACTCCGGAGGGAGTTTTTGTTTTTTGAGGAGATAAAAATGGAAAAACCGAAGAAATTAACGAAAAAGCAAAGGCTCGAATTACTGGAGCAGAAAAGAGCTGCCAAGGCTTATTGCGACGAGTTGGCCAAACGAAATGAGTTCGACTATGGAAACTGTTGGGATTATGCCTGCGAGTTTGGGCGCGGTTGGGAAGTCGATGAAATCTACAACTACCTTCGTCGGTACTGTTGAAA